GCCTCATTGCGTCGCTTTTTGCTGTCCCACAGTATTTTTTTCCTGCCATCCACCCATTTTTCGACCTGCTCTTCAGCAGTCAGCTGCTGCGCTTCGGTCAGATCAAAAATATCCGGGTTATTCGGGAAGTGAACGGCACCGGGAAGCGGTTCATCCCCTTCCGGCGTCAGTGTGAAGCGGTTATAAATCTGCTCTTTCGCGGTATCCGTACCGATTTCGGTAAGGTAAACCCCGTTTTTGTTTCGCTTACGTGGCATGCTGGCCACCGGCTTTCCGTAGACGGATGCCCCTTTAATGGGGATCACCCGGAACAGCCCATGTTTTTTCGAGCGTTCATACACAATGGTCGGGTCAATCCCGCCAGTATCCCAGCAGATACGGGATATCGACATTTCTGCACCATTCCGGCGGGTATAGGTTTTATTGATGGCCTCATCCACACGCAGCAGCGTCTGTTCATCGTCGTGGCGGCCCATAATAATCTGCCGGTCAATCAGCCAGCTTTCCTCACCCGGCCCCCATCCCCATACGCGCATTTCGTAGCGGTCCAGCTGGGAGTCGATACCGGCGGTCAGGTAAGCCACACGGTCAGGAACGGGCGCTGAATAATGCTCTTTCCGCTCTGCCATCACTTCAGCATCCGGACGTTCGCCAATTTTCGCCTCCCACGTCTCACCGAGCGTGGTGTTTACGAAGGTTTTACGTTTTCCCGTATCCCCTTTCGTTTTCATCCAGTCTTTGACAATCTGCACCCAGGTGGTGAACGGGCTGTACGCTGTCCAGATGTGAAAGGTCACACTGTCCGGCGGCTCAATCTCTTCACCGGATGACGAAAACCAGAGAATGCCATCACGGGTCCAGATCCCGGTCTTTTCGCAGATATAACGGGCATCAGTGAAGTCCAGCTCCTGCTGGCGGATGACGCAGGCATTATGCTCGCAGAGATAAAACACGCTGGAGGGGTCATCCGGCGTCCATTTGAGGCCAAACGGCGTCTCTTTGTCGCCAAATTTAAGATACTGCTCCTCCCCGCAGTGCGGGCAGGCAACATGAAAACGCATAAAATGCGGGGATTCACTGGCTGCACGCTCAATCTGGCAGGTGCCTCTCACTTTGGGCGTGGAGCCACGGATGGACTTTGGCCAGACCGAGCCTTCAATACGCTTGTCGCCCAGGAACGTCGGAGAGCCTTCCTGTTCAATATCCTCATCAAAGGCAGCAAGTTCATCATAACCCGCCACATCCACCGACTTTTCACGGTAGTTTTTTGCCGCTTTACCGCCCAGGCACCAGAAGCCACGACCATTGGTGAAACGCTTCATGGTGAGCGTGTTATCCCGGTGCTTTTTGCCATACCACGGGGCCAGCGCCAGCAGCGACGGAATATCACGAATAGTCGGCTCAACGTGGGTTTTCATGAAGTTCTCGGCATCACCATCCGTCGGCAACCAGATAAGGGTGTTACGCTGTTTATGCTCTATGAAGTAGGCATAAACACCCAGCAGCATTTTGGAATAACCGACACGGGCAGACTTCACCACATTCACCTCACGGATGTAGTCGCTGCCCATCGCATTCATGATGGCCCGCTGAAAGGGCAGTGTTTCCCAGCGCCCTTCCTGGTATGCGGATTCTTTCGGGAGATAGTAATTAGCATCCGCCCATTCAACGGCGGTCTGTGGCTCCGGCCTGAACAGGGCACGAAGCCCGGCGCGGACAAAATGCCGCAGCCTGTCAACCTGACTGTTCGATATATTCACTCAGCAACCCCGGTATCAGTTCATCCAGCGCGGCTGCTTTGTTCATGGCTTTGATGATATCCCGTTTCAGGAAATCAATATGCCGGTTATCCAGCTCAGGAAAACGTCGCTGCACCGACAGAGGAATACCGTCGAGAATACTGGATATTTCCCTTGCTATACGCGACAGCACGAAAGTACAGAATGCGGTTTCCACCACTTCAGCCGATTCTTTGGCATTTTTCAGTTCCTGCGCCGTCGCCTGAGCACGAGTCAGGCGATGGCGCTCAAATTCAAGTGTTCCTGGGTGAAGATCTGCCTCGCTGGCCTGCCGCAGTTCTTCAACTTCCCGGCGCAGCTTTTCGTTCTCAATTTCAGCATCCCTTTCGGCATACCATTTTATGACGGCGGCAGAGTCATAAAGCACCTCATTACCCTTGCCACCGCCTCGCAGAACGGGCATTCCCTGTTCCTGCCAGTTCTGAATGGTACGGATACTCGCACCGAAAATGTCAGCCAGCTGCTTTTTGTTGACTTCCATTGTTCATTCCACGGACAAAAACAGAGAAAGGAAACGACAGAGGCCAAAAAGCCCGTTTTCAGCACCTGTCGTTTCCTTTCTTTTCAGGGGGTGTTTTAAATAAAAACATTAAGTTACGACGAAGAAGAACGGAAACGCCTTAAACCGGAAAATTTTCATAAATAGCGAAAACCCGCGCGCCTTCCGCCCCGTAGCCTGCCGGATCGCCGGAAAGGACCCGCAAAGGTGAGAATAATTATCACTTGCATTAATATCCGGCTTCTTCCACCATCGCACCGGACGGGCGACTATGAGGGACAAAATCGCGCACCATAAACGCGGTAAAAACCCGGTGTGCATCGTTTTTGATTATTCCCGCACACTCGCGCAGAAGGAGTTCCCCGTCGGGCTACGGTCATGGTTAATGCGGAAATACGGCGACGATGCAGCGCGGTATTTAATGTGCGACCACGGTCGCAAACGAGAAACAAAGAGATTTTTATGCTACAGAGGAACAAGCTGGCGGGTAATTCAGCGTAGTGAATACCTGCATCTCCATCTTGTATGCGTAATGATACTCAGCAGTTGCTCCAGCAGACGCTTTCCAGCCAGGAAGCATCAAAATAGCATCAGCACAACGAAGCATTGCAAAGCAAATATCCATGTATTCACGTTGTGTCAGACCATTAGGCAAAGTGGCTGGATTCAAGACAGAGTGACCATGTCGTGACAAACGATCTGCCTCTTTATTAAAGGCGTCACGATTAAAGTTCTCATATCCCGTCATTGGCCCGGCAATATAAATTTTCATTCACTATCCAACAAATTGAGCTCGTTTTTGATACAGAGGGATTAATTCAGGCATTGCGTCTTGATGTATTCCTGCAAGTAGTTAACCTGCGCAGTTATCCTGTCGATCCCACTTCGGAGACGGTAATAATTGAGTTCAGCATCTGCTGTAAGTCTTGGGCTTTCTCCATTGCCCATGCCGCTGGCTCCGGTCGTTGACTTTGCACAGGTGGCGGCGACTTGCAGGCGCTTACGGCCAGCGGCAACATCAGCGCGCAGAGTTTCATTTTCAGCTTTCGCATTGGCTAATTCTCTCGAGTACTTTGCATCGAGCGCAGCAACATCACGCTGACGCTGCTGCATGTCAGCGATGGTGGCGATCGCCTTCTCCAGTTCACTGGCCTTGTTATCGCGCTGCTCCTTGTAGGCGATTGCGTTATCACGGTAATGATTAACAGCCAATGACAGGCAGACGATGATGCAGATAACCAGAGCGGAGATAATCGCGGTTACTCTGCTCATTGTTGCCCCCACAAACAGACTTCACGCTCAATCTCACGACGAGTCATCAGGCCTTTCCATTGCTTACCGCCAGCGTATATCCAGCGACGTAGCTGGTCACATGCGCCTTTAATATCGCCCTGGTTTATTTTGCGAAGAAGCGTCGATGTTCTGAAATTGCCAGCACCCACGTTGTAGACGAACGAGTAAAGAGCGCCGCGCGTTGTTTCCGGTATATCGACTTTGATGTACGGGTTAATTTGTCTGGCAACCGTGGCAAGGTCTTTATTCAGGAGGGCTTTGCATTCTGCTTTGGTATACGTTTTACCGAGCATGATGTCTTTTCCGGTGTGTCCGTGACATACAGTCCATACGCCAACGATATCTTTGTATGGTACGTAGCTGACACCTTCCAGACCATCGTTACCACTTGGGCCAGTGATTAACACAGATGCTATGGCAATAGCCCCGCCACCAATAGCAGCAGCAACGGCTTTTCGTAATGATGGAGGCATTATTCACCTCTCGCAGCCTTTCTTCTGTCTTCTCTGATTTTGAAGTACAGATTCGTCAGGTAAGTCAGAAAGCCCAGAACCAGACTTCCCAGCACACCA